GTATTTTATAAATATAGAATTTCCGCAAACAAAAGAGAAAAGAAAAAGTTGGTAAACGGAAGTGTATCTGTAGAGGCAAAAGGCTTTAATTCTGTTAAAGAAATAGTAGGACTATTAGAATGGTGGTGGATAGTTAATAGTATACAACATGTTAGAAACCATGAGGTATTTAAAACTAAAGAAAAATCAGGAAATGTCTTCATAGATGGAGAACTAATGAGTGTCTCATTAGATTCAAGAAAATTTGGTAATACCAAAATAATGATATTAGAAGAAGCTGATGAACTACCTGAGTGGAAAGATAGAGATCCAAACAAATTTGAGGTAATAGGAGAATTTGAAATAGTCAAAGAAGATAAACTTGAGTTTAAAGTAAGAAACTTCGGTAATCAGAAAGATTATTTCTTCTTGCCATGGTCATATCAAAGTGAGATTAATCACGTAACTTTAGACCATAGAACTTATAATCCTATACAACTTATTAAAGAACAAATAACGAGTTTTAACATACCTATGTTGATTGAAAACTCAATTGTCAAATTAACCTACCTTTACATAATATTATTTGAAAAGACAATAGTTTGGGAAGAGGTGATATCAGCCTATCTTGCAGCCTGCAGAATATGGGATTTAGTGGGAGGAATAGATAACTCACTATGGAGAAAGTTTAGACCAACAGAAGAAGAAGTTATTTACATGAGGAACAATGGAGAGAGTCTAGTAACAGCTATGATTTGCCTAAAAAGGGGAATAGCATTAAGAAACTTAATGCTAAATGAAGAAATGTCAGAAGAAGATGTTAGAGGATTAGGGCTAGCTAGAATGGACATAGAGAACTTAGTTTCTAAAAATAGATATACTAAAAGTAAGGGAGAAATAACAATGAAAGAAATTGAAAGATTTAAATTCTCCTATAGAGGATTGGAAGGTAAAGAAATAATAAATCCTAAGGTGTTAAGCTACATGATATCTTCTAATGATAACTATGAAGCAAATATATTGGAATGTTGGCAGAGTTTAGAGTACTTCTGTGGAATCAACTGTGGAAGAATAGACAAAGAGTCATCTCTTTTAATAAATGCTATAGTTATGATAATGCCTAAAGCGGCAAAAATAATATTTGACATAAATCAACTAGACATAACAATATATAAAATACCAAGTTCACCTATGAGATACTATGATGAGATAAACTACTTAGAAGGTAGAGAATATAAGAAGGACATGGGGAGATTATCTCATTTCTTTAGAAATGATGATATACCAGAGGAAGGGGATATGACAATAAGTGATAATTATTTAGGGAGAATAATAAGATACTTAAATCCTGGAAGAGTTACTAAAATAAATTTAGATGAAGAATTAAGTAGTGATGATGATTTTGTTGAAATTGAAAATAAAATAGAAGATGAAGATGAGGAAAGAATGGAAGATGAGAATATCTTTGAATTCAACCAAGAAGAATTGGAAGAAGTGGCAGAAACAATAGCTGTAGAAGGAGAAGATGATAGTGATTCCGACATAGATGATGATGAAATGACTATCGAAGAAGCAAAATTGATATTAGGGGAAGAGTTAGAAGATGAGGACTGGGGAATTAATGCTGATTTAGAATATAAAAAAGCAAAAGAAGTGCAAGAAATGCTATTAGATAATTTTAACCCTATAAATATCAGAGACAATTTAGAAATATTAGAAGAAGAATATCCAGTTATATTAGAAATAGTCTTACGAACTAATAATTTCTGGGAAGAAATATGTAAATCATGGGTAATGAA